ATAAACAGTATCAGGATAATTTAAAATTGTAAAACCAGTGGATTTTATATTAAATCCTTTTTGATTGATGTGAAATTGATTTCCGAAACAAAGTTCGTATTGTGCATTACTATTAATTGATGCTTTTAAATCTCTACGAATTCGAATTCTTGTAATATTTGATGTTACTGCTGCATCAGTATTATCAATTACTTGTAGCAACTTACTGTACTTAAATCTACCACCAAATTTATTTAAATCTAGTGATTTTGAATATTGAATTAAATTTGATTTAATATTAGATTTGAGATTTAAAACATTTCCAGTCTTTCCGTAGTCATAATAAATGTAAGAAACTATTTCAACATAAAGTATCTTTAAGTCAACAATTTTTTGATTAATTCCTGCTATGCTATATCGTTTCAATTTTGACATAATTTCATTTTTATCAAAATCAGAAACAAAAGTTCCATTTTTTGGTTTTATACTAATTAAAACAGTTCCAAACTGAGGTGGTGATAACTCTTCTCCACCAATTACAGAAACAGATTCTGTGTCTGGATAAATTTTTGATATGATTGATTCATAATCACTAGAAGTGACTGCTCTATATTGTGAAGAATATAATCTCGGTGCAAAATATTTAATTGAATTTATAGATTCTGAATCCGAACCATTTATTGATTTTTGATTTACAGTAATTGTAGATATAGATGGTGTAACTACTCTATCATCTTGATCTAAGAAAGAACCCTGAAAATCAAAAAATTCTGCCCCATTTCCATCCTTACCATCTGTTGTTAGATAAAAAATAGTGATTACTGCACCATTTTCTAATTTTTTACCAAAATATCCATCACCAAAAAGAAGTTCATATTTTTCGTCTTGAACTTCTTGAATTAAATAAATTTCAGAATTTTTATTTATGTTTATGATGTTTTCAACTGGTGAATATTTTGCCCCAAAACCACTATCTACAGATCCTTTAACATAAACAACAATAGATTTTGTATCAATGTATGGATTATCTAAAATGAATCTTTGATCTATAGATCCATTTACGGTAAAAGTTTTAGATAAAAATGTTCCCTGATATATTTTTATATTGTTAAATGTTGCAACTCCATTCACTACTGGTTTTGTAATAAAATCTGTAATTGCAAATGTATATGAAGTTTCTCGTGCCTTTCCAACACAAATTAAATTTGGTTGAAGAGTAAGTTCATCAATTCCTGTTGGTGGTGTCGCAGTAAAAGATATGATTGCTTGTGATGCACTTCTTGAACGTGGAACATAACCAATATTCCTTGCCAAAGAAACAACATTTTCACGAACAGTTGCAGAATCCAAAAAGGATTCATTTACAGTCATATTCGTGTTAAATGCCGTAATGTAAGTGTTATATGCAAGAGTATCGATTAAAACTGAAAAATTGGATCCTTCGAAATCAAAGTCCGTAAAATTGGAATTTGCACGAAGATAATCTTTAATAGAAGTTTTAATTTGATCGAAATCTAAATTTGCAAATTGAGTGAAAGGCATTTTACCTTGTTGCCTCTACGATAAAAGTAAATTCTTGTACTGGAAATTCTTGACCAATAATTTCAAATGTTACAGTCACTTCAAATTCATTTTTATCTGGACTGGGATTTACCTCGACATTTAAGTTATTCACTCTTGGTTCATATTGTGTAATTGTGTATTTAATTTCCTGCTCAATTGCAGAAGCAGTTCCAAAATCAACAAATTCAAATAAACTAGAGCGAACATTTGATCCCAAATCAAGATTAAAAAATCTTTCAGTTGGAATTGTTTGGACTAAATTGCGAATAGAGCGAATAATTGCTCTTTCATTTGTAATCACAGGTAAATCCTTTGTCACAGGATGAGGATCAAAGGATAAACTAATATCTTTAAAAGATCTAGAAATCCTTGTAACTGTCATTGAAATAAGTGTTTTGATTTATTTATGCTTTATTTCCAAACATTTCCATAAAGTGGCTCAGTTCCATATTCCCAATCATCATAATCTTCATTATTTCTTATTTTTTCATGCAAATCATTTTGATCTTTAAAATTATGTTTTGGTGCAGAATCATGCATAATTTCTTGAATAATTCTTTTTGGTGAATCCACATTCATATTATAATCTGTAATTAGTTTATTCGTTCCCCACATTCTATACATGTAATTTTTGTCTCTATCTACTGACATTTTTTCTCCTGTTTTAATGAATAAAACAGAACTTTTATTATTGTGCGGTTCTATCGCACAATTCTATTTAACGATATAATTCTCTAATATTATAATCATAAGAATTCAGGTATTTAAGTAACTCAATTGCAATTAATTTAGGATTTTTTTCCCCACAAGTATAAACATCAATTGCTAAACAGTTTTTTTCAGGCCATGTATGACAGGAAACATGACTTTCAGCAAGAGTTACTACAATTGTACACCCTTGAGGTATAAAACAATGTGAAAAAATATTTAAAATTGTCATTTTTGCACGTTCGATACCTACAATCATGACTTTTTCTAAGGATTCAACATCATTTATGAGGTTAAAATCAACATTATACACCTCTAAAAGTAGGTGTTTACCCATTGAAAAATGATTCAAGTTAAATTTTATTAAAAAAATTATTTATTTTCTCTTTCTCTCGGTGTTTTCCAAAAATAATCATCAGTATCTCCCAATCTTCCCCAATTTACCCCATTTTCAACCTGATATTTTATGGTAGAAACTTTAAAATCTGGAATTTTTGGAGTTTCTGGTGACAAACTATTGTCAAAAATTCTACATCTATTATTTGGGTAAAGTGCAAATTGACCATTAATTAGTTCGATGAGATTAAACGATTTATGTTCTTCTGGAATTTCACTTGTACTGTAATCAATTACATCTGGATTGTAGTGATAATTGTCTAAGGTGCATATATATTGACCTCTAAGAGTTCCAAAATGTCTTGATAATATCTCCCAATCCATCGAAGCAATAAATTGTTTACATATTGTTCTAATTCCATAATCCATACAATTCCAAAATTGTAAATTGGGAAGATCTAAGTCAAGTTCTGGTGTTTTGGGTTCTGAAACAAATGCTGAAATTGGTAATTTATCATAAAGAGCACCATATTCAGGTAAATAGGTCTCAAAATAAAAAGCACGTCCAGGTATGCTTTTAGCGCATACCCAGACGCCTTCTACAAATTCACCATATCCGTCTTTAAAATCACGAAGATATTCTTTACGAATCCAAACTTTTTGTGCTGGTAAATTTGTTAATAAACAACTCACTACCCCTTACCTTGACCTCTATATTTTTTCCGTGCTCCATTACGAGATGATGCTGCATATTTAGTTCCACCACCATTTCCTTGACGAGACTTTTTTGGTTGACCTGGAATATAAAATCCATTTTTTCCTTTTGACATAGACATAAGAGTTATTCTCCAATAATTTCGGTTTCAATTTCTTCTGGCTTTGGTGAACCAGTTTTATAGTACTCAAGAGATAAATCTTCTAAAGCATCAAAATATTCTTCTTGTGTTAATGAGGAATAAATTTTACGACCTCTACATAGAATATTATATTTTTCTATCATTTTATTAGATGATTCTTGTTTTTTCGTGTCCAACCCGAATACGAGGATCACACCAAATGTCAAAACCTGCTTCTTTTGCGTCCAGACAGAAACTTACATCTTCTCCACACATATCTTGAACTTCGCCAGATTCAAAAACTTGCATCTTTGGGGCAAACCAAGGATATTTCATTTCTGGATGTTCAAATACTCCGTGTTTAATTAAAAGCCAACCAAATCCTGTATAATCTACTGTAAATGGTTTTCTTCTTTTTGAAATGCTTTCAATTGTTTCATGATTCATTACTCCACCATTGTTTCGAAAATCACCTTCTTCTAACCAATGTGCTACAGAAGTTGTACGACCATCTTCAGTACAATACCAACCAGCAGCAATATCTTTATCCATTAAAACCAACTGCCAGAATTTTTCTGTATTGAAAACGATGTCACTATCAATCCATAATTGATAGTCATAATTAAGTTTTCCATCCCATGGAATTTGATCTGGTCCTCTCAGTACATTTGCACCAAGACATTTGCATCTTGCAAAATTAACCATTGATGAGTAATCTTGCGAAATTTGAATGCTTGCTCCCGATTGAACTAAGTCAAAACAAAGTTGAACAAAACTTTTCAAATAAGTGTAAGACACTCCTCTTCCAGGAAGACAAAAGACAACTGATTTTCCATTAATCATTTCTTTTGCTAAATTATAATCCCACTCTTGTTCTTGTTGAACTGTGGGTGCTTTTGCTTTTACTGTAAATCCTTTAGCCATAATTGAATAGTTTTACTTTCATATCATACAACAATATGTATGTCTTGTCAATTTTTTATTTTTCTGAAATGATTAACTCAGTTCCTTCCAGTTTTATAGAAACTTCTGTATCTTCATACCAAGAAAGTTCGTTTATAATTGATTCTGGAATTGTAATGTAGTACTCTCCTGTAATTGAATCGACCTTTAAAACTTCAAAATTTTCCCCGAAATTTTTTTTCATGTAGCAGATTTTCTTTTTAAAATATTTTTTTATTTAGAAAAATTTTTTTTAAAGATAAAAAACACAGTCTATATTTACTTTTATAGATTACCGGGACCCATCAATTTATATAACCCCCATTAAAACCTTATAATATTATAAGGATCCTTATAACGACGCCCGCAAAATATAATAAACCCGCCATCAATTTAACTGCCAAACACGAACGAATGACTGCCCCCCACGAATATAAGTAGGGGGCACAAGTCTCAGAGTTACTCTATACCCTGCCTCCCACACTCATAAGACCCGACCACTCAACAGAAGAAAGACCGTCAACACTTACATCACACGTATGTGAGTTCTGCTGTCCCTTCTCAGGATAAGTAGCAACCCAGACTAACTGCCGGGTATGAATGTCAGATGCAACGTTGAGAATCATGATGATGAAGATGAAGAGTGAAAACTATCAGGACTGAATGTAATCCATAGGAGGTTGATCACCACAACCGTGAGCGATACAGAAGGATTCAGCAGCTTCTTCCTGCGCTGGGTTGATTGTAGCAACAGTCTTAAAGTCCGGACGAATTGCAACCATTGCGACCAGAAAAAGAATCATTGCTTTGGTGAAGTTCATTGAAACGAATGTAGTGAATGAAAATGTAATGAACTTAAATGTAGAGTTCAGTACCCCAACCACTGCAGAAATTCACCAGCATCTACACGTCCGAACTTAGCAGTGGTTCCATAATCGGTGCGGAAATCATCCCACAATCCATGAAGCTTTGCTGCGTAGGATGCTTGTGCCCAACTGATGCAATCATTCTCATCAGTACAATCCCAGACGGTGGAAGGAAAGGTGGAGCAATGCATGAGATTTGTTGCGGTTGAATGTAATTGTAGCAGGGAGGGGGAGAATACCCAAACCCCTATGGGTTGGGCTCCACCAGGAACTGGATTCCGGTTGTATTGCCCCAAGCATTGCAGCAGACCTCCCATTCTGCCTTGCGGCGATTGGCAGATTCGAGGGTGTCGTAAACGCCTTTAATTTCGCTATCGCCGTTGGGCCAGGTAGCACGGAGACGGAACTGAAGGATTGCCATCGGGGGAGGGGGGGTGTGAACTGAGAGAATTCTACAGGGTATGGGGGAGGGGGTCAAGCCCTCTTGCGAATCTTTTCAGCGTGGCAGGCAGCGCGGAATTCTTTGGGGGTCATCGCTGCCTGTCCGGGGCGGGGTCCGCGACGGGGCAAGCGGGTGACCTTGAATTCTCCGGAGGAGATGGCGGCATTCAGTTCGGCAGTTGTCATGAGGTGGGTTGCGGTTGAGAGAATTCTATCGGGTATGGGGGAGGAGG